GGATTAGATCCCATCACTGAAACTTACATTCGTAATATGAGGGCGAATGGTGAGCAGATAAATAAAAATCCTCGTATAAAAATGTCAACCATACACGCAGCAAAAGGAGGAGAAGCCGACAATGTTTTATTGTTACAAGATCTTACAGGTGCAGCACTAGAAACTATGAGTCATGATCCAGATGAATTACACAGATTATTTTACACTGGCGCGACGAGAGCGAAACGTGAATTGCATGTGTTAGATCCTAAAAACTTTGATCGAGCTTATATAATATGAGTAAAGTTTGGAATAAACAGCATGGCGGGAGCCACTATCAAAAGTATGTCATACAACCCAGTAAGTTTGTAGTTGAAAATAAACTTTTATATCCTGAAGGATGTGCTATAAAATATATAATAAGGCATCAAGATAAAGGGAAGAAGCAAGACTTGTTAAAAGCCATTCATTTTATTGAGATGATAATTGAAAGGGATTATAAGTGAGAAGAACACAGATACCGTTATTTGCACCCGAAACAGAATGGGTAGCACCACACGAACTTAAAGATTTATCAGGCGCAAAAGAAATTGCGATTGACTTAGAAACCTGTGATCCAGACTTAAAATCACTAGGATCAGGTAATGTCAGTGGAAATGGGCACATTGCAGGCGTTGCGGTGGCCGTAGAGGGCTGGTCAGGGTATTATCCTATAGGACACGAGGGTGGTGGAAATATGGATAAAAAACTTGTTTTAGAGTGGGTCCAGGAATTAGTTAATCAAGAGAAAACTACCTTTGTATTTCATAATGCTATGTATGATGTTTGTTGGCTTAGACAAGCTGGTATAAAAATTAGAGGTAAGATTGTTGACACTATGATAGCTGCGTCTTTAATAGATGAGAATAGGTTGTCTTATGCATTAAACACGTTAGCTAAATTTTATGTAGGTATAGGTAAGAACGAAAAGATTTTAGAAGAAGCTGCAAAAGATTATGGTGTAGATCCTAAAGCAGAACTATATAAACTTCCTGCTATGTATGTAGGTGAGTATGCTGAACGTGATGCTGAAGCCACATTAAAACTTTGGCAAAGACTTAGTACAGAATTATACAATCAAGAACTAATGGATGTATTTAACCTGGAGACAAAACTATTTCCTTGTTTAGTTGACATGAGATTTAAAGGTGTAAGAGTTGATCTTGAACATGCTGATAAATTAAAAAAAAATCTTATGGAAAGAGAAGCTAAGATTGTAAGTAGAATAAAAAACTTAACAGGTGTTGACGTAGAGATAAGCGCGGCTCGTTCTATTGCAAAAGCATTTGACAAATTAGGTTTACCCTACGACAGGACAGAAAAAGCAAATGAACCTAGCTTTACAAAAAACTTTTTACAAAACCACCCACATGAATTACCACAAGCTATAGCTGAAGCTAGAGAAATAAATAAAGCACATAGTACATTTATAGATTCTATAACTAAACATGCAGTGAATGGAAGAATACATGCAGACATAAATCAAATTAGATCAGATCAAGGCGGAACGGTGACAGGTAGATTCTCTATGTCAAATCCTAATCTACAACAGATTCCAGCAAGACATCCTGAACTAGGTCCTATGATTAGATCTATATTTATTCCAGAAGAAAATACTAAATGGGGATCATTTGACTACTCACAACAAGAGCCTAGAATTTTAGTACATTATGCAAAACTACAAAATTTAGAGGGAGTTGATGAAATTGTTGGCGCATACAACGCCGGAGACGCTGATTTCCACCAGGTCGTGGCCGACATGGCAGGCATAGAACGGAAGCAAGCTAAGACTATTAATTTAGGCTTGATGTATGGTATGGGTAAAAATAAATTAATGGCAGAGTTAGGATTGATGAAAGAATCCGCAGAAAAATTAATTAGACAGTATCATGCTAAAGCTCCTTTTGTTAAAAAACTTATGGATAATGTTACTCGTAAAGCAGAAGACAGAGGTAAGATAAGAACTTTGTTAGGTCGTGCGTGTCATTTTGATCTTTGGCAACCTGTACAATTTGGTGTATTCAAACCATTACCATTAGAGATGGCAAGAAAAGAATATGATGAACCACTTAAACGTGCGTTTACATACAAAGCATTAAATAAATTAATACAAGGAAGTGCTGCGGACATGACTAAAAAAAGTATGGTAGCTTTATATGAAAATGGTATAATACCTCACATACAAATTCATGACGAGGTAGATATCTCTGTTGAATCTGATGAAAAAGCAGAACAAATTATTGAGATAATGGAATCTGCTGTGGAACTAAAGGTTCCAAACAAAGTAGATTATGAGCATGGTAAAAATTGGGGTGAAATAAAATAGTGGCTTATCTTAATGCTAACATTTCACCAATATATGCTCAAATACGAAAGGAGTATTTATATGATCTCAAAAAACATAAAGGAGAAGTTGAAGACTGTATCATCTTTGGCCTTACAAGCATGGGAGGCAGGGCTATACTATGGCACGCTCTTATGGAAAACGGTGCAATATTTTATCGCCTACCAATTAGCGCGTTTATTCAAAAGGGATTTGACCCATCCAGAGTGCCCACAAGACGACTTGATGAACTGGAGCTCTGGAATTCTTTTAGCTATTATCCTACTGTTACTCATTGGGCTATACTAAGCGCAGCTTCAGGAAAATATATTGGTAAAGATAAACAATGGCATCATGGAAGTTATATGTTTACGGTTGACTGGGCTCACCCGGATGCTAATATACTAGATACTGATCATTCAGAAATACCACACGAACATAAGTGTGCACACATAATTGCCTTAGATGATGGCAATTTTGCAGCTCAACCAAACAATAGATGCATTTGGGACCTACCTTCATTTACCGTTAAGGACAATATTCCTGACTGGAAGGTACAAACAAATGAATGGAACGTAGAAGATACGGGTGCGTGGAAGACTCAAGACACCGACAATTTCTTTTATGAGATTGAGGAAAAAAAAGAATGAGGTATTGTTATGGATTACAGATTTACAGCAATATTAATAATATTGTTATGTTTATTGGCTATATTTGTAAGGCCAGCCTCCTACCCATCGTTGAAAATCGATAAAAAAGATTATATAATCCCTCCACCAAAACCTAAAAATGATTGATAGATTTATATATAAATGCTTTGCAGGACTAGACAAATTTTGTGAATTAATAGACAAATTGTTTACACCTAAAAGACAGAAGAAAAGAAAATGAGCAAACAACCACTCAACATATCTGAATCAGCT